TTCAATTGTTTTGATCATTATATTAATTCTCCTCTAGTTTCAAGATTGCAAAAAATGAACCCATCCAGGCAATTAATGAAAACTCAATAATTCCGATAAATTGAGCGCTGTTTTCATTCATTACAATAATAAAAAAAACTATTGCATTTACTAAAAAAACAGCCTTTAAAATACTTATTAAGAATAATTTCATAGCTTTATTTCTCCTCTATTTTGTTTAATGTCATGGCTTAATGTAATAATAAACATTACTTAATGCAACTAAAAATGTAACTTTTATTACCCCTTATAATATATACTAAAGAAATTTCGGAGCGTGTACGCTCAAACCAATCAAACCGAATTTAGAACATTTACGTTTTTTACGTTATTTAGTGCCTATTTAATACCGATTAACTATTTTATCCTCTATGGTATGCGAACAAATGAAACGCTACGCCCTTAAAAAATGGTATGATGCTCAAATTAAATCCGACCCACAAGGTCAGATTTTTGGCTGCGAGGGAATCCGCGCCCAAAATTTTTCCCCTAATTTTTAAGTTTTAAAATATGTTACAATAATGGACTGGCCTATAATCACCGACAAAGACTATGAAAGACTGATCGAGTCAATCGACATCGGTGACGAAATGTTCCGCAAACTCGCAATCTTTCGATCTGGACTCATAGAACCTCACATGCGCCATTGGCAGCTATCCGCCCACGAAGCCTACGACAGTCTATCCGAGCGAGAACTCCAGGTCTTTAAAATGCGTCTAAAATCTCACAGCTTCCCCCTGATCGCAGAGAACCTGGAAATCTCTGAATCATCCGCTAAAACCTACTGGCGCAGAGCCATCCGCAAGTGCTGGGTTTTGTTTGACGTAGTCTAATCCGCAATTATTGAAACTATCATAGGAATTTCAATGGCAAAGAAGAAAAAACTAGGCAGACCAAAACTTGATATAGACGCAGATAAGGTAGAGATGCTTTCAAGCTTTGGCTGTTCAACCGTAGAAATAGCCAAGCTCCACAACTGCGATGAAAACACGATCCGAGGCAGATTCAAAGAAGAGATAGAGCGCGGTAGGGAAAGCATGAAGATCAAGCTCAGACAGCTCCAGTGGAAGCAGTGTGAGAATGGCAACACCTCTCTACTTATATTTTTAGGTAAACAATATTTAGGTCAAAGTGACCGTAACGAACTGGAATTAGTAGGAAACCTAGAAGCCTTACTCAAAGAGTGTGGCTACGAAGATTCACCGATTGAAAAGAAAAGTATTAAACAAAGAGAAGCTCTGGAAGATACTCAAGTACCAGCCCTCGCCTAATCAGCTCTCAGTTCATAACTCGAATAGTAGATTTCGAGTGAACATACAAGGGAGACGTTCTGGCAAGAGCTATAGTGCAGCTAAAGAGATACTACCTCACATCCTAACACCCAATACGCGGTGTTGGATAGTTGGGCCTACCTTAGATCTTGCTGATAAGGTAATGAGGGAAGTGAAGATGGACATTCTTGCAAAGCTTCGCCTTCCAATAGCAACAAAGAAGGAAGTCAATGGCGCTCTGTATTATTTAAAGCTGGCTGGCTTGAATAGTGAGATATGGGTGAAATCAGCAGACAGACCTGAAAGTTGTGTTGGAGAAGGCGTTGACATTTTGGTACTTGAAGAAGCAGCAAAAATAAGGAAGATTGTATGGGAGCAGTATTTAAGACCAACATTAGCCGATAGACAAGGCTGGGCGCTCTTTACAACCACACCAGAAGGATATAACTGGATATATGATTTATGGCAACGAGGAAGATCGGATGAATTCCCAGACTGGGATTCTTGGCAGCACCCAAGCTGGGAGTCTCCATTTTTTAAAGATGACATTGAGGAGCTAAAGCAGACATTAACCTATGAAACATTCCAACAAGAATTCGGAGCGCAATTCACCAGCTTTTCGGGGAGGGTTTTTCCGTTTGATCGCACCATACACATCCAAAAACTCAAATATAACCCAGATCTGCCTACCTATGTGGGTATCGACTTTGGATATCGGACAGCAGCAGCAGGATTTTTTCAAGTTGACCCCAGGCAAAGTAAGGATAAAGTATACCTCATAGATGAAGTATGGGAAGAAAACATCAAGACCGAGGACTTCGCAGACAAGATCAAAGCCAAGCATTATCCCATCATTCGATATTTTGGCGATCCAGCAGGGGGTGGTGTCCAGGCTCAGAGTGGAATCGGAGATATAGAAATTTTTAGAAAAAAAGGAATACGAGTGGATTACAGAAGGGATAAGGTATCGCGCAACATCGCCAATGGCATTACCCACATGCGAACATGGTTCGAAGATGCAGCAGGAAACACCCATTTTTACGCAGACCCCAGAGCAGAGAAGTTCATCTCAAGCTTTGAGAACTATCGCTATCCAGAGAAGAAGAAAGACCAAAGACTTAAAGAAGAACCACTCAAGGATGGACTTAATTGCCACGCAAACGATGCATCGAGATATTTTTTCTGTAATCTTTTTCCTATTAAATCGAGAACAGCAGGGAGTATCGACTGGTGATAATACAAGATTTATCAGAACAACTTATAATAGATAGCCTATCAAGTTATCTAAACAATATTGAAACAAAGCGCACTAGAGAGCGTGAGTATTTACTTGATTTCTATGAAGGATTCAACCAAGAAGATTATATTGGTAAATACTTTGGCTCAGAATCCTTACAACAAGTGCCTTTATTCTCACAAAACCTCACAAGGCGCGTATGTAAGGCCAGAGGACAAGCCTACAAAAGACCAGCGCGCACTAAAGCCGACCCACGCTACAACGATCTAACAGACACTCAAGACTTAAACTCTAAGCGGAGACAATTAGAGCAGATGACATTTCTGCTCGGTACTATGGCCTTCCGCAGTCTGTGGAATCCTTTACGCAACAAGGTTGAATATGAATTACTCCCATTCTTTGAACCATTGTTCTTACCTGGTGAAAAAGAACCTTTTGGTGTGATCTACGCAATTCAGAACGAAGGATTAGCTAGATTAGCAAAACAAGAATTTATTGTGTGGACAGCAGAACGCGAAGGCGCACCAGCCAGACATTTCGGCATTGATTCTCATGGTGACAAGTTTTCTTTCAATGAGGGTGATATAAACCCTTATGGCATCCTACCAGTGTCCTTCGTGCATCGCTACTCTCCAATCCGAGATTTTTGGGTTGGAGATGCGAGCGATGTTGTCAGAGCTGACCTCGCACTTTCTGTAGCAGCGATGGAAATATCCCTTTGTCTACGATTAGGTGCTATCGGAGTCAAGTTCGTTACAGGTGTAGATGATCGCTCAAGGATCTCACTTGGAGTCGATAAGATACTTTATTTACCTGAAGGCGCTAACTTTGGTGTCACAGGCCCAAGTGCCAGCATCCCTGATCTCATTACTGGAGCAAAGTTTTTAACAGAGCAAACCTTAAATAATAACCAATTAAGGGTAAAATTCATTGATTCTCATGGAAACGCAGAGTCAGCAGAGGCACTTCGTATCCAAGACATTGATTCTTATCAAGAAACCCAAGCCAACATCGAAGATACCTGGAGAGGATGGGAAAGCAGACGTTTCGATATCGATAAGCGTATCATTGAGGTACAAACTGGAAAATCAATGAATGATGAATATCTGGTAGACTTTGAAGAGCCTCAAGTCTTATCTCCATCAGAAGAACGCGAAATGTTCACCTGGCTATTCCAAAACAAGTTAGCCACACGAGAATCCTACCTATTATTAAAAAACCCAGATATGCTACCTGAAGATGCAAAGAAACTGCTCGAAGAGGTAGATGATACCGAAGGACAAGCAAACAGGCTCTTAAATAGACTGCAAAGCTAATGCCTTTATCAGACAGTATCGACAAGGCGGTAGCAGACTTTGAAGCCAGTCTAACCGAAGCCCAAGATCAATTTACTCAAGACGTAGAAGAATTAAGGGAACAAGGTTTATCCACAGAAGAAATCCTTGCGATCTTAGCTGGAATCTCAATGGTAGACTATTGGCTTGCAGACCTTCAGATGCAGCAAGCGGTCAATCGTTTGATGATCAGTTTTGATACACTTTTAGATGATGC